GGTTTTGGTTTCACGCCTCAATCCCTTTCTGGGAAACAGGCGCTAATCCTCTCAGCTCTAGGGATATCCCGGAACTGGTAGGATCCTACAGGGGGTAGAACCCTCTGAAGTACCAACTACTAACTTTAGGAGCCATGAACTTTGTTCTCTGACCCCCAAACAGTCACCGTTAATGCGGTGGCGCAGACGCTTCCGGCAGTTTCCCGAGAGCCCATGAAATCCCTTTACCGGGAGGACATCGGCGAATATGAGCTTGTTATCGCTCATCAGGAAAACCGGAGTCGGAACCGTCGGACTATCCGGCTTAATCGCCGGAAGACCACTGCGGATCCGTTCATCCCGGCGAACAACGTCGAGGTATCGCATTCCGTCTACCTCGTGATCGATGCACCCATCGCTGGGTTCACGAACACGGAGCTGAAGGACGATATCCTCGGTCTTGTCGCCTGGCTGACGTCGGCCAACGCCTTGAAGGTGCTGGGTGGTGAAAGCTAATCTTGAGATGCTTGCGGTGGTGGTTGTCTGTCTCACGACGATAACCATCATCCTGGCGTCTTGCACCGTTGACGGCAACGCGGTTCGCGATGTCGTCCACGAGCTGCCTTCCGTAATCGATTCCCTTAAGGATCGACCGGTCGGCAGCAGTGAGACTCGTTGACCTTCTTGGTCTTCGATCTCGAGAAAAGCTGAACCCATCCTCTGTTGTGCCCCCCCACACTGGGGGGGCATAGCTCTTATGAGCTAGGGAAGTCAACCAAGGTTCTATGGATTCATTTAGCCCCACCGTAAGGAGGAGTGAATGATGAAAAGCCTTATGTGGCTTCTGAAGTGTATGCTGGATAATACCAGCATACGATGCGGCACCGACACCCACCGGGACTATATTACTATGTCCCGGAGGATCAAACATGAGGGATTGTCGTTCTTGACAATTACCCTACCGAACTACGGAAAAGATTTCGAAAGATCTCTTGACCGTGGATTGGTCACGCCTGCCGACTTCCTAGGTTTTAGGAGGAAGGCTGCTCTCCCCACACTGTTGTGGGGTTTGCTCGCGAGGGTGTTTGACCCTGGTACTGGTGAGTTGCTTGATGAGCCCGACGTAGAAGCAATCTTGTGCATTAGGCAGCTATGCCTGATGTGGAAGAAAGTTAACCTTAAGTGCTCAAAAGATCGAGTACAAAAGGCCTACGATGGGTTCTACAAGTGTGAGTACGAGCTCAATGGCCTGATGGCCGCTTTGCCCGTTGAGGTTTATTCCCTCTTCGGTAAGGTGGCTGACGTGCTTTGGAGTCAGACTCTCGGTCCTCTGGATCGGAAGATCCAAGAAGGAGAGCATCTAATTCCGCGTCACGGTCCAGGTGCAACCGCTGAGAAGATTTCTGGAAATCAGAAATATATTGAAAAGCGGTGGCATCGCAGGCTAGAGGCGTCATTTCCGTTTTCTGCCTATGGGATGTCAAATCCATATGGCGTTGACGTGGGTGACCCTCTGGCTGGCGTAGAGTTCGTCGAACCCGGAATGGAG